TAGCCCTGCGCGATAAGTGCGTTTAGATCGGCCATGATTTATCCTATACAGTTCTAGCGGGTTGACGCCTTAACCAGTCATTAAAGTTACTTTGATTTAAATACGAACTTACGCCCGTATTAAGGGCGCTTGCCAATGTGTTCGCAGAACCCATTTGTCCAGCCGCAGTGGCAGCGCCTGCGCCCATAACTGCATTGCTAGCAGCGGTGCCGTAGTTGCCTAATGTGTTTGACGCAGTGTTGGCGTAGTTTGCACCTGCAGTATTCAATTGTTGGCCTGTAGTCTGCCCAACGCCAGCCATGCTTGCCAATCGGTTGTAGCCTGTATCGGCACGCGCCACATCAGCGTTATAGCCAGTAAGCCCTCGGCTAAACGCTGTATTTGACCGGTCTACTTGCGTGCCGTAACCAGTGAGGGCGCGCTGATACGCATTTTGGTATTCTTGCGAACCCATGTCTTGGCCGTACCTAGTAGCGGCTTTTAACGCCCCGCCAGAGATTAAACCCCCACGGGCGGCTGCGGTTCGCTCAAGCGCCTTTTGCCCTTCAGATAAACGAAAAGCGTAACCTGGGTCAGCTTGATAATCATTTGCTCCAAAGCTAAACGCGCCAGGTTGAGCGTAGCGTGGATCGTTGACGTTAAACGCAGCAGGCTGGGTAAATTCACCGGCTTGCATTCTTGCCAAAGCATTGGTGCCTGCGGTAAGAAAAGGTTGTTGGCGCTGGACGCCTTCTTCATATTGCCGTGTTTGCAATGCAAGTTGCCGGTCAGCGACATCTTTGCTAATTGCCCCCGATTCTCTAGCCGCGTTTGCTTGCGTATCAGCGGCTTGTTGTTGTCCTTTGGACGCAACATAACCACCAACAAGGGCGCTGCCTCCTATTGCTACTGCTACCCAAGTCATAATTTTTCTCCTTGATTTGTCATCTGAAGAATTTCCTCAACAGATATAGTTAAACCTAAGTCTTCATAAGACGGAGCAATAACTTCATCTTCAATTTTACTTAATTCTTCTTCAGAATTAAATTTTGTTAAATGAACAGTTGTCCATAAAGTGTCTTCAACCGCATAAACTGCTCTTTTTAACCCAACTTCAGAAACAAAAGTACATGGGGCTTCTAAATGTTTTAACCCGAATTCAGTGTACACAATAACCTTACCTTGGGTAATAAAATTAAGGTGCTGATGGCGATGAATTTTTCCAATTACTAACGATCCTTTAGGAAGTTTAATTTCCCGTGCGTATGTGCAGCACCCATATTCTTCATCTTTTGGCGTAAAGTAATGCGTCAAAGTGCATTGGTCGGCTACGGATTCTGCTACGCCATCAACAATCATGCCTTGCATTTGGGCTTGAACATTTAAAATTTCTTCGCGGAATTTAACTTTTTCCACTAAATCGTTCACGATACTTCCCTCCCGCTGACTCGGATATTGACGGCGCTGGCCGCGCTGGCAATAGCTGAAACATAAGCGCCTGTAGGCAGAATTTGGCCTACCAATTCGGGAAAAGTGTAGGTTTCTGAGGCCGCAAGGCTTTTGCTTTTAACAATCAAGTTGCTGTTATCGGGCGAGTACGTCTTGGTTACCAAGTTGACGCTGATCGTAGTTGTAGACGCGCTGATGTTGGTGGCCGTAAACTTGTCAATGATGGTGACCGTAATATTGGACGGCACAGTGTACTGAGTCGTTTGAGTGCCCTCAACGAACTTGGCAGGAACAAGATTTCTTGCGGTTACTGTCATACAACTGTCCAAGTAGAGCCAGTGGAGATTGTGACTGTAACCCCAGTGCTTACAGACACCGGCCCCGCTGACAAGCCGTTATTACCCGTGGCAATTGTATAGCTAGTCGCCACGGTCTTGGAATTTATCTGGATTCCATTGCTAGAAATCATGGCAGACGAAGTTAACTCGCCCGTACTGGGCTTGTATAGGTATTTGGGGTCGCTGGTGTATATATTGACCAAGGCGCCCGACGTAGCCGTAGAAAACAGCGGATACAGGTTTGTGGCCGTGGTTGTGTCATTGCTGATCGTTGCGCCGCCCAAAGCAGGGATGTCAGCCGTTGTCAGGGCGCGAAAGGTGGGCGCTGCCGCAGCGCCGCTAGACGGGCCAGCAAAAACGGTATTTACAGCCTGAGTGGTCAACGCGCCGGTCAGTGTCCCGCTGCTAGTCACAGGAGAACCCGAAACGGTCATGATCGGCGGCAGCGCCAGCCCCACCGAAGTGACATAGGATAGGGCAGGAATGTCGGCGGTGGTCAACGCTCTAAAGGTGGGCGCTGCTGGTGAGCCGGACGCTGGCCCCGCAAATACAAAATTGGATGTGGTCAAGGCTACGCCCGTGCCGCCTCGGCTTACAGCAAGCTGACCCGTCCAACCCAACCCCATTGTTGTGGCGGCGATAAGCGCCGTACTAGGCGAACCACTCAAAGTCATGGTGACGTTGGTATCGTCAACTTTGTCTAACGCAGCCGCAGTAACGCCAATAGTAGGAGTTAACCCTCCCGTAGACGTAATGGGAGCCGTAGCGCCCACAGAACTGACGTAGGCTAGCGCGGGGATGTCGGCGGTAGCCAAAGCACGAAAAGTAGGCACAGAAGCCGCACCGCTGCTTGGGCCAGCAAAAAGAGTATTGACCGATTGAGTAACCAGCGTGCCGGTCAGCACGCCGCTAGTGGTGACCGGCGAACCGGACACAGACATGATTGTTGGTAAATCCAACCCTACCGAAGTCACCGTGCCCGTACCACCTGACGATGGTTGCGGTGGTGGCCCAACTTGGAGATCGTCTAGCGAAGTCTGATTGCCGCCAGCCCCAGCTAGGTTAAACAGGTTAAGAAAGAACCTGTACCACTCACGCGAAATCATGCCGGTGCGAGGGTCGATAACTCCGACCCGCGACGACGGAATATTCGTGATATTTAGTTGGTCAGGCATTGGTGGGCGTCACATAAAGTTGTGCGCCCGTGATTGCTATTTTCACGGGGTCGGTGCCCGATATTTCGTAAACCCTGTCGCGCAGCTTTAAGGTCATGCCCAAACGGCGGTAGATTACGCGGCGGTAATACTCACCCACTTTGCCCATAGATATGGAGCGTTCATTTGACCAGGTGTGGCCGCCATCGTCCGAAAAACGCAAAACCATTTGGGGATTGTCACCTTGGCCGGTGTTAAGGCCTACGCCTGCTTCGCAACTGATCTGCAAAGTGTGTTGAGTCGTGCGTTTAAGATCATTTGACCCCGTAGGCAGCGCCCTCCAAGACCGCAACCACTTCTGGACACCGCCGTTGTCGGCATATTCTTCCATGTCAAAAGCGTAGATGTTGCCGTTCTCAAAGTCCCCGACAATGATCTCGTTGTTGTAGGACGCTTGGCAGTTGGAACGGTGACGGACAAAATTGCCGTTATCCCAACCAGCACGCTCATGCCAGACTTGAGTGGCTACGTCATAGACCCAAGTGGTTTGCGCCGTTGGGAAGATCAGTACATAAAAAGCATGGCCGTCTTGCTGATAGGTATAGCCTATAGCGTCCGAAATGTTGCCGTACTGCTGAATCTGCCACTCAATGGCATGGGTGGACACCCGCGTTCCGGTGTAGCCGTTAGACCGGTAAACGATACCGCGCCCACGGGCGTCAGAACCGAGCCAAAACAGGCCATTGTCAAGTTTGGCAACCGAGTAGGGGGCAGAGCATCCAATCTCGTTAAAAGCGCCTTGGATGCGTTGTAGTGGAAAATCAGGCAGGCCAGCGTCGTACCAGACTTCAATCGAGTTAGTTCCAAACAGCCACGCCTCGCGGTGGTCAACGATTAAAGACACCAGTTGGTCAGGATCGCCCTCGGCGCTGGCGAAATCCAACGGGTCTACAGACAGGCCGTCTAGCAATTGCGTCACCCAAACTCGGCTGCTGTTTGGCTCGTTAAATACAAAGTACCCATCCAAATAACCTACCTTGACCGCGCCTGGGAAGTCAGGGTCGGTAATCTGGGCAAACACGTTGGTGGTGGAATTGAAAATGTAACTGTCTGGGTTGCAAGCGATAAATAGCTGCGTGCCGTTGTCCGACATTGACACCGGCCCCGTGCCGGTGACCGTGCCCAGCAAGGTCAAACGCCAAGCGGTGGTGGTGGTGTACAGGCTTGCTTGGTACATACTGTTGCCGGACACCGCATACAGGTAGTCGCCCAAGACCCACAGGCCACGAATCGGGCCTTCTCCAATCTCCACCAATCGACGCAGGCCAGGGGCGCGGGATAGGAAACCCGCAGTCATGCCGCCTTCTGGCACCGCTTCGGGGTACATATTGATCATGCGGTTGTCCGCAGCATTGACGCTGCGAGCCACATAACTAGCACCAAGGATGGGCGAGTCCATGCTTAATAGTTTCCGGCGTAGATGTTAAATCTTTGTCTAGTGGCTACGATAGCGTAAGGCATTGACATCACATCATCAGGATTGTTGATGCGTTTCAAGTTGCGCTTGCTGGTCATAGCAATGCGAGAGACTTGGGGGCTGGGTTCAATACCAAACTCAGGCGCAAACTCGCAAGCCAAGTTGTAGGTAAACGCACGCAAATAACCTGGTGGGAACAGAATTTCTGTCACCAAGGTGGCCGGTTGAGTTAATTCTTCAACCGAAATAAAGTGCCATTCCAAGTCCCGTGTTGGCTGGGGGTAAATGTACATATCCACATCAGGATAAGTCATGTTGATAAACAGCACTTGCGGATATGTGGACGTTACCGTCTTGACAGCAATTCCGTCGTATTGCTGCTGATTGATCATTTTTATGCCAAAACTGACATTGGTGCCTGGGTCGCGGTAGTAGGTTGCGTCATCCAACAAGATGGGACGGTTGCCTACAAAGTCGCCTGTTGGGCCAAGGGTGCGGTTAATAAAACCAGCAGGCCAAGTAAACACTTGGTCTTGGGTGCTAAACACCGATAGACGCTCGGTGTTCCAGCTATCAATCATCTGGTTAAGCGCCATCAAGGCGTCTTGCGACGTAGCGGCAGATGGTGTTTCGCCTTCAGCCAACACCCCTAGCAACCTTAATGCTCGGTTGATCTGATCGCCAGCGGTGTATGTCGCCATGACTAGGCTCCTTCAGTTTCAGTTCTACGACGGCGCTTTACTTCCAGTGCGTTTACAGGAGCCGCCTCGGTGACTTCGGGCGTATCCAGAGTATATCGTGTCCAGCCATTCTTCTCATCATAGGCTGCTTCAAGTTCCATAGTCGCTATTTTGCGTCCGTGAACTGGGTGCTTAAGATAAATGTTCATAGGGGAAAGGGGGCTTGTGGCCCCCCTCCTTTTAGCTTGCGCCGTGGATAATGGAGAAGTTGATAATGACAGCTTCAGAGTATGAAGTAGCCGCAGTCAAATTCCGCAGTGTGATTAAAGCAGAACCAGCAGCCAGATAGGAAACGTACGTTGTGTACGCTCCCGCTGCGCTACCAGTAGTATTACTAGAAACACACACAATGATTGTGTCATTTGCGGAAATAGAATTGTTGGTCAAAATAAACGACACAGCAGCACTGCCTGCTAATGCTGCGTCGTGCATCGTAATACGGCCAGCAGACTTGTTTAAAGTCACGCCGGTCGATTTACTTGTCAATTGAGTTACAGCGCCTTGTGCCGCCGCTGAGTACCCAATTTCTTGACTAGCATAGCAAGTAGTAAATTCGGGATCGCTATACGCGACACCAACTGATTGTGAATTTGGCATATTGTTTCCTTAGAGAACGGGGCCGAAGCCCCATTCAGATTTAAGCAACGCGATACACAGTGTAAGCAGCATCGCCGGTCTTGCGGAACAAGAATTGCCCCGCGCCACCAACACCCGCTGCACTGCCGGTAATAGCAACAACCAAGTTGCCCACCGCAGTAATGCCAGTGCCCACAGCCATAGTAATCAATCCGGTCGAAGTGCCCAGGTTAATAACTGTCAGCTCAAACGTGCTGCTAACTTTTGCGTTGGTGAACACCGCATCAATTGCCGCAGCGGTTGGCAGTGTGTAGGTTGCCGCCGTGGTAGACGGATTGCCTACCAAGATGCCGCCAGTAACTTGTGCAACGGTTAGAGTGGCCGTAGCAGTAGCCGTTTGAGGCGCTGGTTCAACGCCCATAACAATTTCATTGACGTTGCCGTCGGTGAATTGGTATCCACCACCAGAATTAGGAATAGCCATGATAAATTTCCTTTAGAAAGAATTATTGATTAACCCCAGATGCGGCAAGCCATCTGTGGACGAATGGTGCTGAAACCATACAAAACGTCAATACGGCAAGGCATACGGTCGTTGTTGATGTCGTACTGACGAACAACGCGCAAGCTGATGCCGTTATGCACTGCACGCGAAGCCATGTCAACGCCTTGAGGCAGCAACAAGTCAGCGGTAGCAAACGTGATGGCGTCCTTGTGGTAGACCAAGTTTTGTGCATAAGCAGTAGAAGCAGCGCCCACGAAGGTTACAGCTTTGCTGTTTTGCGGCAGGATGTTCACGGTAGCCAAAGCATGGTTAGCCGAGTACATAGGAGCCACAGTCACAGTCCAAGTGCCAGACACAGCGGTAGCCGCAGCCAATGCCACAAACTGGAACAACGAACCAGTAGTCTCACGGGTTTGTGGATTCACAGCAAAACAGTCAGCAATAGTGAACACATCGCCAGCAGCGATAGTAGTGGTCACAGAGCCTTGAGCCAAGGTCAGAGTTGCCGAGCCTTCAGTCGTTACAGCAGCGCCAGTGGTTGTGGAGGCCGAGGCATCACGCGAACCGGTGGTGTGTTGCTTGATAGATTGGCTCATGTTGACTTCTTCAAAGCCCAATACACCAGTGCCCATCATGCCGTTACGGAATTGGCGGCTTACAGTGTCAGTAGGATTGAACAAACCTTTCATGCCTTCAACCAGACCGGCGTTTGCAGCGGGGTTAACCGTTGCATAGCGGGGCGACATTACGGCGGCGTTTTCGTTCAGTTTTTGTTGCGCTTGCAACAGAACCAACGAAGTAGCTGGCGTAGTGCCAGGGGTGCCAACAGTGTTACCGATAGTCTTGTACGCATTGGCAACGTCAGCATCAATGCTGGAGGCCAACTGGCTGATACGAGGCTTCAACACACGCTCTGCAAAGTCGTCCAACTGCATGGTCAATTCAGCGGAAGTGAAGTTCACGCCGATATGCTTTTGCGAGGCGACAGACAAAGTGGTGAACTGCTCGTTGTCGTCCTGGACTTGCAGGGCGGCACCGTCAGTGACCAAAGCGCGGTCAGGAAGGCGAATACGCAGAGTAGAACCAATCTTGGCACCTTCAACAGCGAAGCTGTCGTCGTACTGACGGTTTACGTTACGGGTGAGCACCAGGTTGTTCTCTAGAATCTCCAGAGCCTTCCGAGTGATCATGTCAATGGTTAGGATACTATTAGCCATGAAAAAAGTCCTTAAAAAAAGTTAGCGGTTTTGCGCTTCCCACTTCTTTCGTTGCCGCAGCCGTTCGGCTTCAATCCACTGCGAATCCGTCATGGTCTTGGTAGACCGTGGATCAGTAGTGTCATAGGCCGGTGATCCAGTAGATCGGGCGGTGACAGGCGAAATCGGCGCTGGCGCGGATGTCGTACGTTTCATTGGTGGATCAGAAGCCAATTTGGCCTCAATCTTCCCAATTTCTTTTGCCTGTGCAAGTGGCGCTAATCGTGAAATACGTTCAGCATCTTTGGGATTGGTTCCAAGGTAGTAAGCTAACTCAGGCCCAATGTCCGAAGACCGGATCGTTTCTGCCATCACTTCAGTAACCGGAAGTTTGGGGTTGTACGCTACTTGTTCAAAGTCATCGTACTTGCTCCGCGCTTCTTCTTCCTTGTCGTGATAACTTTCAAGAACTTGCGATTGCTGCAATGCCGCATCACGCTGTGCAACCAATTCTCTAGCTTTTTGCAAAGCCAGCGCCTCGGCATAAGCCTCAGTGCTTTCAAATTGATCGGCAGACTGAACCGGCGGTGCTTTTAAGGTTTGCGTTTCCGCAACCCTTTGCGCTTGTTCCCGTTCCCACTTTCGTTGCTCTCTTGCGAGGCGTTTTCCAATAGCTGCATCAAGTTCCTCTTGCGAGAATGTCTTGGGTGCTTCTGCTTCCGGCGCTATAACTTCGGTCTCAGGTGCAGCCGTTGCCACCTGTTCCGGCGCGGTTTCAACTTCCGCTAGGGTTTCTTCTGACATTTTTTCGATTCCATAGAATCCCTGGTGAACGCACCAGTACGTTTTTTAACTAACGCTTACGCGCTAATTGAGGCAACTTTATCTTGGAAAGCCTTAACACGGGCTTGCAATGTAGATTCTTGAGCCGCCAAAGATGCGCTTAAAGTATCAAGATTATCTTGGGTCTGCTGCTGGTGCATTTCGCGGGTATCGGAAGTTTTTTCCCTAGTTACCAACGCCGCTTCACGCGCCGCGCTGGCCGCTTCAAATGCGCTTACGCTGGTAGCCAATGCGTCTTCACGGGTCTTGAGGTCAGCTATTTTGGCTTTTGCAGCGGCTTCTTTATCTTTGGCAGATGCAAGCATGGCAGCGGCTTGCTCTTGCGCCGCAGCCAATTCTTCAGCCGCTTTGGCTCGGTCAGCAGTAGCGTCTTGCACCGCAGACATAGCGCCTTGGCGCTCTGCTAGTTCAGCTTGCAAATTGACCAGCGTGGTCAAGTCTGTAGGCAACTGCTTTTGGATGTATTCAATCAAATTTGCGGGGCTCATTGAGCCGCCTTCGCCATGAAAGTCCATAGCAGCCTCCTTAAGAGTAATAAGTAATGTTTAGCTTGGCGCTGGCACTTTGCTCAATAAACTTAATCTGAGTTAAGTCACCATCGTATTGCAAAGTAACACCAGCCGCAAGGGGCATACCCACCGAAGCGGTAGGGGCCACGCCGTCATCTCGCCAACGCACAGCTTGCGTTTCGGGGGTGATGATGGCAATACGGGGTGACCCCGCAAGGCCAGCAACGCTTTTCTGAGGTACGGTCAAGGCCGTAGCAGCAGACAAGCTGGTGATCTGCTGGTATCCCAGGACAGAAGTAATAGCTTTAAGATTTAGCGCCATTAGAATCTCCTTCTTTCAGTAAATGATCTTAACTCAATAAAAAATTCAGTTATGTAAACTGGTGATTGCTCAAAAAATTGTCCGCTAAAAAAACTGTCACCAAAAAAATCAGTTATCTTAGAAAAAAACCCACTGCTAAAAAAACTGCCGCCAAAAAACGAATTCATGGGATTTTACTTTACCTATTGATAAGTTTGTTGGCTTTATGCCTCTTTCCAAGAAACGCTAGTCTCATCCCAAAAATACCGTTTTTCATCGTTTGGGTATGGCACTGGCGGGTTCCATTGGCAAGTTTGCTCGTCCAACTGCCAGCTTGGGGCTGGTTGTGGCGGGATAAAAGCATCCCTGTCTAGGTCGTAAGTGTATCCAATACCAGCGTAATTCTTGCGAAATGGCGTACCGCCTAGCCGGTGTTCCCCAGCTAAAGTGTTGTAACTGGTCTTTTTCCAGACCGTACCCGTTGTTTCTGCGTAGATAGTTTCACCGTCTAAAGGCTCGTCAACGCCCACAATTACTTGCGTAACAACATTGTTTTCGTCAAGTTCTGCAAAATGTGCCATATTGTTCACCAAGTAATAGTGCCAGTACCGGCGGTAATTCTATATATCTTATACCCAGACCTAGATGCCGTGTCTGGGGTAATGTTACCCGCGCTGCCGTTAATAGTCAGGCCAGCACTTGCAGCAGTTGCGCTAGGGTAAGAACTTGGGTACGCAACAATAACCACTCCAGAACCGCCATTTGCGCCTGCCGCTGAAATACCGCCAGTACCGCCACCACCACCGCCAAGGTTTGCTGTCCCCGCTACGCCACCGGCATTAATACCACCTCTACCACCACCTCCCGCGCCGCCAAGAGGCGCAGTTCCGGATACACCGCCACCACCTCCACCACCGCCATAAGTTATCGCCGAACCCATTATGGTTTTAGAAGAACCTGCACCGCCAGTTCCACCAGATGCGCCAGCAACACCAACAGCACCTGTGCCGCCACCGCCACCACCGTTATAGTTTCCAGAATTTATACCCGTGCCGCCATCATAGCCTTGCCGTGGCGGGCCAGCAGTTCCAGAACCAGCAGCAATATTGTTGTATGTGCCGCCACCTCCAGAACCACCAGAATTGGAAGAAGCTGCGGTTGCTTGATACGCTTTTGAACTACCTCCACCCAATGCGGTTATTGTGGTAATTCCAGAACCGGAAATTACTGAGTTTGAGCCATTAGCACCGACATTACCCAACCCAGCCACTGGCCCTGTTGCTCCTGCGCCAACTGTAAAAGTGTACGCCGTGCCAAAACTTAAATTTTCAGTGGAATTTAATAAACCGCCTGCGCCGCCGCCACCATTACCAATGTTTCCAGAGTTTCCGGGAGCGCCAGCACCACCACCAGCAAGCACCAAATATTCAATTGGAAAAGATACAAAAGGCCATGTTCCGGCTTTTAACGCTTGCAAAACCGTGGCCTTTTTCCAAATTCCTTTGGCACTAGAAGTTGTCGGCGTTTGCGCCGTAGATGAAAGAATAGACCCTTTATATCTAGTAGCCATTGTGGTTCACCAAGAAATAGTACCCGTACCGGCAGTAAATTTATAAACTTTAAACCCCAAACGAGATGCGGTATCCGGAACCGTGTTTCCAGCACTACCATTACAAGTAAGGCCAGCAGAAACCGATGTTAAATTTGCGTAATTAGAAGGATAGGCAATAATAACAATTCCTGACCCGCCAGAATGCCCACCGGTTGCAAACGTCATAGCACCACCGCCGCCGCCGCCAGTATTAACAACACCATTTTGTCCCTGATAACCAGATGCAGCACTACCATCCCCGCCTGTGCCTGTTCCCGGAGTAGAACTAGTTGTCGTAATTCCGGTAGTGCTACCGCCACCTCGTCCATGTAACGCAGTGGCTGCGTATACAGTAGAACTTCCACCGCCACCCCCTGCGTAATATATTGAAGTACCAGCAATAGTAGATAAAAGACCAGCCCCTCCTCCTCCGGGGCCAGAACCAGAGCCAGCAACACCTACAGCACCTGCGCCACCGCCACCAGAAGGATAATAAGGGGATGATACGAGGCCGGGACTACCCGCAAATCCATACCCTGTACCACCGTTATTACTTGTTTGAGTTGCTGCTCCACCAGTTGTAGGGCCACTATGTACACCGCCGCCGCCACCACTCCCACCTGCGCTACCATTTCCTGCGCCAGTATCACTAAAACCACTAGCGCCATAGCCACCACCAAATGCAGTTCCTCCAGCAAAAGTAGTATTTGTTCCATTGACTAATTTAGGGCCACCAGCGCCAATTGCCATTGAATAGCTGGTTCCCGTTGAAACATTAAATGAAGTGGACGTTAATATGCCTCCTCCACCGCCTCCACCACCACCGCTGTTAGAACCGCCATATCCACCGCCGCCACCGCCAGCTACCATTAAATATTCAATAGTAGCTATTGGCAATATAAGTAAAGGCCAAGTAGATGCTTTCTGCGCTTGCATCACATCACTTGTAGTCCAAATTCCTGTGGCGCTAGAGGTTGATGTAGCCTGTTCAGTCGATGAAAGAACAGACCCCTTGTACTGCGTAGACATTAGGTAATTGCTTCAAACGATGACGTTAATTCAATTGCGCTTGCCGTTCCAACAGTCACCACAATCGACTGCGCTTCACCCAGATAGAACGCTGTGCTTTTGTCCACGATGACAATTGAAGCGTTTACCGGCACAGGCACTTGGTAAATCAAACGATAGTTTGTACCAGCACCAGCCGCCGCACTGTTGATCGCAACCGTAACCGTGGCGTTACTAGCCGTTACGTTTGACGCAACAATGTTGTCAATTTTGTTGACCGTGCCCGTTGCGGGGGTAAGTGCAGTCCAAGTAGTGGCCGCCGTGGTGCTTGGAATTAAATAGCTTGTGTTGCCGTAAATTGAGGTTACGTTAACAATGTTTGGGTTTGCCATAATTAATATCCAAAAATCATTGCCATTGCAATACTTTTACCGGTTGTTATGCCGCTACCACCTGTGCCGTTTGACGCTGCGGTAATACGCCCATAAGCATCAACTGTAAGGTTTGTGCTTGTATAACTTCCCGCAGTTACGGCGGTGGTATCTAACGCAATGGTGCCGGTGGTAGTAATTGTCCCGCCAGTTAAGCCAGTTCCGGCAATGACTGAAGTTACTGTTCCCGACCCACCGCCACCGCCGCTAGAGTTAATTGTTTGATTAGGCCAAGTCCCAGAAATTGTGACGTTGGTGCCAGCTACAAGCGCAGGAGTTGCTGTACCCGTACCACCATTGGCAACGGCTACTGTGCCCGTTACATTGGCAGCGTTACCGCTAATATCTCCGCTGACTTGCGTCCCTGGCAGGCTTAACGCGCTAAGTGTTGTTAACGTGCTGTTGCTGGTGGCCGTTACGTTAGCTGATGTGCCCGTTGTACTTTGGTTAAGTGTCGGCACATCAGTAGCAACAATAGCGGCCAAAACAGTGTTTGTTCCGTTAGAACGTAAGTAATGCCCTGATGTCTGAGTACCCGCCAAAGCTGTGATTGCAGCGGCAGCCGTAGTTTGCCCAGTGCCACCATTGGCAATTGGAAGCGCCGTGCCGGAATAGGTAATTGCCAAAGTGCCCGAAGTGGTGATCGGCGAACCCGTAACCGATAAAAACGCAGGGACGCTGGCGGCCACCGAAGTCACTGTGCCGCTACTTCCGCTTGAATTGATTGTCTGATTAGGCCAAGTGCCGGTAATGCTTACGTTTGTACCCGCTACAAGGGCTGGGGTTGCTGTGCCTGTACCGCCGTTAGCCACCGCTACAAGGCCGGTCACATTGTCCGCAGTGCCTGTGGTGTTTTGATTAAGCGTAGGAACATCAGCGGCAACAATAGCCGCCAATGCCGTGTTTGTTCCATCAGAACGCAAATACCGCCCAGAAACTTGAGTTCCTGCCAATGCAGTAATGGCTGCGGCTGCGGTTGCTTGCCCTGTACCGCCAGAACTAATTGGCAAAGTGCCAGACAAAGAATGCGCGCTATCCCATGCTGCCGCACCAGCAGTAGAGAAGCTACTGTCCGCTGCCGTGCTGTGGTTAATGGATAGCGTCATGCTAAGAAGCGCAATTTATACAAAGTGGTTAAGTACAGTTCGACAATATTGTCGATTAACTGCTGAAGTGAAGAATCGGATTTGTCCACTACCTCATACCGGCACTTTTCAATTTCTTCCAATTGGCTTTGCAAAAACTCAATGATGTTTGTGGTCTTTTTCGCCGCTGGAATGGCAATAGGGCCAATTAAGCCATGACGGCCTTGGTAGGCTTCGGCAAAGGCGTCTGCATGGTCAATAACGCTGTCATAGAAGGTATTAAGCGCAACGTGCTTGGAATAGCTGCGTGTATTCAAGTGAACGCTGTGCGCCACATTACGTCCTAAGAACAATAGCCCCATTAATTGTGCGGCGGTCATTGTGGCTGCTCCATTGGTGGCATTTCTGGCATACCCTCCATGCCCACGTCCATCTGTTGTTCGGGCATCTCAGGAATGCCGCCAATCTGGCCATTAGACTCCAGTGCAGCGGCCACTACACCCATAGCAATATCTTGAATCTGTTGCTCGTTCATACCGGCTTGTGTGGCCGTGATGCGCTGAGTCTCGGCTTGATAACCCTTAATCTCAGCCTCGTAATCCTTGCGCCGTTGCTCTTGCATTTCAATGGACTTGCCGATGTTTTGAATCATCTGGTGCATTTGCTCCATCTCTTGACCCATTACCTGTATCTGCTGCTCGGCGGCTTGCAACTCTGGCGGCTTGTCGCCGTCTTCCATAAGTTTGGGGTCAATGGTCTTGGCAAAGCGCTTTGCCATCTCTTGGGCACCAGGCCAATCCATGTTCTTCACAAACAGGTCTCCGGCAACAGCCCACAAATCAGGGTTGCCTTGCAATAACTGGCCCATTGCCTCCAGCGCCTCTTGGCGCTTGGTTGCGTAACCTGGGCCGGTGGTCGCCACAACGTCGTACTTGCCCACGCCAGGGTTGTAAATCTTGTCAATCACAATCCCGTTTTGATCCACGATCTTTTTGACCGGCTCGGCTTGCATAGGGTCAATCTTGACCATGCTGGTTTCGCCGTCCTCACCAATGATGCGGGCAATGCGCTGTGTGTCGTATATTTTAGGGATCAAGTCAATCAATTGACGGGTCAGATACCGCACGCCACGGGCCAAGTTGTCACCATAGTGGTACGTCCCGACATCGCCCTCACGCTGACGCGCAAGAATCGCTTTTCCTGAGCGCTCGTTGGATGTCATGCCCAAAGAAGCGTTATATTGGCCGGTGGACGCTTTAATGTCTTCAGATGCCCCTGCTTTGGCCTGTAGCAGCCCGCTGGAGGCCATTGGCGGCTGCGCCCGCTGGGGTAGTGGCAACGTAGCGCCTGCGCCGTCTGTAACGTCTGGATTGACCTCTAAATACGGCCAGTTGGTCGTGTTGGCGGTCTTCCATTGGTTTTCATAACCCTCAAACTGACCGCCGTAACCGATAAATGGCGCTTTTGGAGCCAAGGCCAGCATTTCTGCCTCTTGGGATACCCAGTAGTTGTACATCCGTTGCGCGTCTTTGGCGTTTCTAACCAAACCAGACACATACAAACGGCCATCAACCTCAAATTCATTGCCCACAATGCGGATAATTGGAATATATTGCCCCGCCCAATCGCGTTCTTCCAAGATTTCGTAGCCGTTTATCTTGCAATACTTAATTTTGGCTCGGTCAGACTGCCTAGACTTCTTGGGTTTGCCGTAAATAGCGCGCAATTGCTTGTCTTCGGGTGTTCCATCAAACGCCGTAGCGTTGCCAGGGTACAAATTAAGCGTGTCGCTGTCGTAATCAACGTAGTAGTAGTCCGCAATGCGAATAGTGTCCTCATTAAGCCACTGCGACAAGTTTTGGTCACCAACACCAAGCGTTTGCAACGTAGTAATAGGCGCAGAATTAGGGTACTTGCGCTCATACTCGGCTTTGGGGATGTCCTCGGTCACAAAGCACCACTTGGCGTCTTGGCCGCAGGGGTCTTGGATGGTTGGATCCATGTAAACCGAAAAACTATTACGAACTCGGCCTATCTTGATGTCCTGATCAAAGGTATTGTCGTCGCAATACTCGGTCAGGAGCCGGATGTAGCCTTCTCCGTAGGAGACTTGGTTTTCGCAGGCGGTGTCGTAAGCGACATCTGCGTCCGAGATATATTCAATATGTCTGACCATGCCGTTGAAGACTTCGGCAACGTCAATATCGGCCTTGTCGTCGGCTGGAATAACTTTGCCTGTTGGGCGGTTTTGTCGTTGGTCATTGGTTACTTGCCGGACGTGCTGCGGCAGTTTGTTGATAGTAAGGCACGGGCGCGCATTAATCGTCTGCCCCTGCACCGCGCCACGGGTCGCCAGCACATCAGCAGGCCATTGCCAGTGGTTGTCGGGCGAACCGGCGTAAAATTTCAGGTCGTCAATCTCATCTTCACGCGACTCGGACAGCGCCGAGATTGCCATATCTAGGCGGCTGCGTGCGGTTGCAAGTACGCCGGAATCGTCGTTCTTCTTGCCGCCACCATTGGCAACATTGCCTACCGCTACCATGCCGGTGTAATCTGCCATTTAACTTCCCATCCATGAAGTGTGCATTGCGCCGTCTTGAGCGTTATACCGGCGAGTTGGCTCAGTATACTCGCGGTGAGCCACAGGGAAAGCAAACGTCACGCATATTGCGTCCGCTGCGTCTGGCGATGCAAGTCCCCGCGCTTTCATTTCTTTCTTGCTCTCCAAGAAGATTGTTCCACGTGAATCAGGCTTCATCTTAGGCGAAATCAAATCCGTCTTCAAGAACCTGTCGGTCGGGATACTAGCAGATTTCAGCCATTCCCTCATCTCACCCCACATCTGGGCGCGCATATTTCCGTACATTATCGGGTTTTTAGCTTTATTTCCAAAGTTTACACCCTTGATCTTGTACCGTTGCTCTTTGAGCCTGTCCACAATCCCAGCCCCTAACCCACCCTCGTCGATCACCACCAGCGCCGGTTTGTACTCTTCAATCGCGTCGATCACATACCCCACTACCGTCATCGTGTCGTCTCCACGGTGGCGCGTTATGTTAACAATATCCCGCCCTTGGCGCACCGCGATGACGGTCGCGTCCGCGCCGTAGCGCGCCGGATCGACCCCAATGATGATGGGCGCGGACAGGTCTTTGTACTTCTCCCGCCCCATCGCCTCATCCACGATGTCCGAGCCAATGAACTGGTCATCCCCTGCGCTTGGGAACATCCCGTAGACCTCGACGTGCGCTTGACTTGAGTCCGGCCCGTACTCTTGGATGATCCGCTCGTAGACCTGTTTGTCCGTACCCTCGACCGTGCGCGCGTCCACCACTTTGGTTTTCCAAAACGCCCGCTTGGAGTTGAACGCTTCGTAGAAGTACCCCGTGTTGCGCCGTGGGTTGGAGAACGCCAGCCAAAAGCGGTTGGGCGTGTTTTCCGTGAAGAAGCCCGCAGTCACCGCCCAGATCGCGTCGTCAATACCCGACGCCTCGTCGAACACCACCAGCACCCCGTCGTAGTTATGCACACCCGCGTAGGCGTCCGGATTCTCCGCTGACCACAGCCGCCCCTCGACGCCCCAGTACCTGGTGCCCTTTTTCAAGTCCCGCTCGACCAGTTCAGTCAGCCACTTGGCGGGCATCAGCCGTGTGGCCGAGACTTCAAACCAGTGGCTGTTGATCGCCATCGCCAGCCACTTGGTGATCTCGGCCCATGTGATTGATCTGAGCTGGCTCTCCGAGTTGGCCGAGATGATGGTCGTCGAGCCTATGCGCGTTGCCAGCATCCAAATCGTGATCCAACTGACCAGGGCCGACTTGCCAATACCGCGTCCCGACGAGATGGCCGATTGCAGTACGTTGTAATCCAACTGGCCCTTGTTTGCCTCGATGTGGTCGGCGATGTCTTGCAGCACCTCGCGCTGCCACTTGCGTGGCCCCTTGAAGTTCTCCAGCGGCGTGCCCTTGACACCCCAAGGAAATACAAGCGCTACGAAATTCAGCGGGTTGTCCTTGATGCGCGGCGTCCATAGACGCGCCATCAGGGCTTGTTCGTCTTCAGCGCTGTATCTGGTTGACTGCATCGACTACTTCAATGACACGCATCTCTGCCTCTTGCAACGCTTGCGTGATGGATATGCGCTGGTCGATGTCCACCGAGATGGACTGCTTGGCGACCCAGCCGTGCTGATGCTTCAAAATTTCAAGCGCCGCCTTGGCGTCGCCCTCTCTGGCTGCTTTGTGCAAGATGTCAGCCATTTCGCGTTCGCCGTCAGCCTTGCCTTTGCGCGCGGCCATCTCGGCCAGTGCGTCAAATTGGCACAGGTGCTGGTACTCCTCTGGCCGCAGCCCCGACGCCAGGGCCAGCGTGTCGCCTTTGAGTCCCAGCTTGGCAGCGTCGTATATCGCCTGCAAGCGCGATTCGGTCGCTTGGACGTGTCGGACAGTAAGCGGCAGTGATTTGAACAACTGGTTCTCCTGCGCCTGGGTAGGCGTGTGCTTTGGATTTTATATTAAAAAAATTTTGTTTGTGGCCCCTCCGTTTTCGTTGGCCCTTCGGCTCGGCCCTACCCCCTCCCCCTCGGCCAAAAACCTACGCAAAATGGCAAGCATTACCTGGTCGGGGTTGGTGGGCCATGTTGGCTATGCCTACGCGGTCGCATGGCTTGCGATAGCCTAGCCACATAGCTGCGCGCTAACGTTGGCTATGTTGGCTATCCAAAACAAACCGCCAACATAGCCAACAACATGCGGCGGTGTGCGCGCAGCGTTTTGCGGTGGGTTGGCGGTTGTTGGCTACGTTGGCACTTTTTTTCGCGTTTTCAGTTTGTCTAAGGCTTTACTGTAATTTTACGCTATACCGTAATTCCTTATTATTACGCTATACCGTATTATTACACTTTTTATAGCTCAATCAAAAGTAACAACCTACATAGCCAATAAGTGTATTCCCCCTATGGGAACCGCAAAAAAGCACTACCCAACACACTACCCAACGCGCCGCCTACACACAGAAACATTTTTACGCTATACTGTAATTTTACGGAGACTCCCATGCCAAGCAAAACCCCACTCATGCCCGCCATTCATTGCCCAACCCGCGAATACTTAGAATCCGCGCTTGCAATTTACGAAGTGCGCGGATTTTTAACGCATAACCAAACAATTGCGCTCTTATCTATCTGGCGGCCCGCGACTTTTTCACTTGAGCAGCGCACACCTAAAAGCACTGTTTACGTCTCAATCAACGGCGCGCCAGCGTACATTGTGAACAACCGTTCGAAGGTGTCAATTCTGTAAATTGACACCATATAAAGTGTAAGGAATTCCCTTACACTAACAACCGTGGCAACCCCGCCACTTAATACAGTAAAGGCACCACAATGAAACACTACTATATTCAAGTACCAGGATGGATATACGCAATGTCAGCATATGGCATAGATAAAAGGGACGCCATCGCACGATTCCGTAAAGCTCAAGGCTTTGGACGCATGCCTAAAGGCTTTGGTATCTGGGATGCGTCATGAACGTACATTTAACACTCAAATCGGCCAATGTAAAAACTGGCCCGATACCTGTTAGCACTACAGAGCGCGACAGCTGCCCCACCGATTGCGCGATGCGCGCAGAATGCTATGCGGCCAGCGGGCCGCTTGCGCTACATTGGGCCGCTGTCTCTAATGGCACGCGCGGTACCAATTGGGGCCAATTCACTCAATCAATCGCAGCGCTGCCCGATGGTCAATTGTGGCGCCACAATCAGGCCGGTGATCTGCCCCAAATCGACGGCACAATTGATGCCGTCAAATTGGGCCAATTGGTCGCGGCCAATGCGGGCCGTCGCGGGTTTACTTATTCGCACCATCGCGACGCTGCAAGCCTAGCATGGATCAAGCACGCTAATGCATGGGGTTTCACTGTAAACCTAAGCGCCAATGATCTAGCCGATGCCGATGCGCTGGCCGATACAGAATGCGGGCCGGTGGTGGTGGTGGTGCCCAGCACCACTACTAAAAACACCACCACACCCAAGGGCCGCTCTGTCGTTATCTGCCCCGCGACGCAGCGCGACAATGTGAGCTGCGCGACGTGCCAATTGTGCCAGCGCCAGCGCGCGGCCATCGTGGCATTCCCTGCCCACGGATCGCGCCATCGGGTTATAAATCTGCGCCTGGCCGCATAGTGCACTCTCTAAGCGGCCATTATGGCCGCTTAGGGGCGCGCACTGTGCACGCTATAACCTAACCTAAGGGCAAATTATGAGTATTAAGACTATGCGCGCACGTTATCCTGGCCGGTGCGCGGCCACCGGCGCGCCATTCAAACCCGGCGCATTGATTTATTACGATGGCCGCACTAAACGTGCGACGCTGGCGCCGGTACTAAACACCATAACCCTTATGGGCGAGCGCGGGCCGGTGCACTTTACCCGCAACGCGCGCGGCCGGTGCGAGGATGCGCCCTGTTGCGGTTGCTGCACGATATGAAAGGGCACAATATGCAAAATCGATTTCAAACCCTAAGCGAAGCGCTCGAGTCCGAAGGGATCGCGCACATGTGGGACGGGCGACCGATACCCTACGATACAACCCTGGCCCTCACGCATGATGACGGCACGCGGTATGGGCACTATGTCTCTGTCTACAGGGACGAAAAGGGTTTATACGAGCGGCCGGTGCATTACCGTAGGGGTTAAGGGTTATCTGCAAGCGCTGCGCGCCAGCGCTTGCGGGCTGATCCTGGCCGCTACAGTAAACGAAAGTAAATTATGAAAATTGGACAATATATCCATATAAGCCTATA